AGATTAATATCTTTAGAGAAATTTAGTCCCACAGCATACAAGGCTGTTAAAGATGAAAAGTTTCTTACGTATGGGTATGGACACTACGGTAAAGATGTTAAGCCTAACCAAAAGATTAGCAAAGAAGAAGCATTAGATCTCCTAGAAAAAGATATAGGTGATAGACTACCAGCTATACAGTCTGCAATACCTAACTTTGGAAACTTATCAGAAGAACTAAGAGTCGAGATAGCTCAGAGTTGGTTTAGAGGTGGTATGTCAGGAAGTCCTAAGACTATAAAACTTATTAACCAAGGTAAATTTGAAGAAGCAGCAACTGAGTTTTTAGATAACGAAGAGTACCTAACTGCCAAGCAACGAGGTAGAGCTGGTATCATACCTAGAATGGATGCTGTAGCTGATGCTTTAAGGAACGAAGGAACTAAATAAATGTTTGGATTACCATTAGAACTAATTACAATGCTAGGCTCTACCGTTCTCGGTGGGGTCATGTCCATATGGGGTCAAAGCATTAAGGCTAAACAAGCACAGAACGAGATGCTACTACAAAGAGCTGAGTTCAACAGGGGTGCCGTAGATGAGGCTCGTAATGCAGGTAAGACTGACAAACACTTTGCTTGGACACGTAGGCTTATAGCTCTTTCTGCTGTGTTTGCTATCATTGTACTACCTAAGTTAGTTGCTGTATTCTACCCTGAAGTAAATGTAATTGTAGGTTACACTGAGGTAGAGGGTGGTATACTTAACTTGCTTCTCGGTGCTAACGAAACTGTAAGATGGCAAGCTGCATCTGGCTTTGTCATAACACCATTGGATACTCACATTGTGTCAGCTATAGTTGGCCTATACTTCGGAGCAGGATTTACTAAATGATAAACAAAGACACAGAATGGCATCTCTCTAAGTCCGTACCTATCACACTAGTCTTAGCTATAGTGTGTCAAACCATAGCCCTTGTCTGGTATGTGTCATCACTAGATAGCAACGTAAAGAATAACACCAAAGAAATACTCAGACAAGAGGTACGTATAGAAAGACTAGAGACAGTGGTGCAATCCCAGGCTCTGACTCTAGCTCGTATAGATGAGAACATTAAGTCTATAAGAATAATGATGGAAACGATGAATGCTAAAGACTAGCTTATTAGTTCTATCAGCTTTCCTAGCTGGTTGTACATCTACAATACTTGAGTTCCCTGCTGTATGTCCTAACAATGAACCAACATGCCAAAGAAATTTAAATGCACAAACACTATCCCTTATCGGTCAAGCTGAAGCTGCTATTAAACTTATGTGTGAAGACCCTAGTCTTGAAGATGCTATTGGTGAACAGTGTACTAGCCAATGATGTTACAGGAGATTTCTCCAACAACTACCAAGACAGCACAGTAGACAGTAACAACACAGAAGAGAGCATCACGAATAACTACAACGCAGCTGGAGCAGGTCAAGCATCACCTGTTATGTCATCAATAGCTCCTACAGTTATGGGTGGTGGTGGTAACGACTCATGTTTGATGCCAAGTTCTGTAGGTGTACAAATAAGTGTCATAGGTTTGTCAGCAGGTGCAATGCAACAAGACCACTCCTGTAATAGACGAAAGAATGCTCGTCTTATAGGAGCACCTCAGCAGGTAGGTGGGTTAGGTTTACAGATATCAGGGATAAGTATTCTCTGTGACGATCCAGCAGTATTCAAGGCAATGGTTTTAGCTAACACGCCATGTCCTGTAAATGATTTTAGCACTGGTAAATTACTCATGGGCAAGAGTGCATTGCTAAAGTATAGGGAGAACCCTTCCGTTTTTGTGGTAGGGTATAAAGATAATAAGTTATTTTGGGACACCTTGTTAAAGGTAGGGGAGGAATTAGAATCAAATGAAGAATCAAGTAAAGAAGTTGCTACTAGCAAGCTCAGTCTTAGTGACCGTTTCAGGACAAGCAAACGCACTAACAGGTGAGGAAAAGCTACAGGCTTTAGTTGACAGTATTAATGTCATAGATAACAGGCTAGATTTGTCAATCCAGTTAGGCATAGGTGCTACAGGATATGCAGCTGCAGGTGGTGTTATTGTAGATGGATCAATGGACGATGGTCACATCTCAAGTACAATGCTTACAGCTTACTTAGATGCTGTAGACCAAGTGATGGAACATGATTATGCTACAGCACAGACAGCCGAGCAGCTATTCGTACAGGAACATGTAGCTGCTATGAACAACTTAGCCTTAGCTGTTGACACACTAGTGGATGCTACAGATGTTCTGATGACAGCTACATCAGTTGCTGAAGTTGCAATGGAAGCTGACACAGCACCTGAACAGGTAGCTCTGCAAGAGATGTTAGCTACAGACGAGTACTCTATAGACGCAGGTGAGGTAGATACATACAACCAAGCATTAGACTCTGTTGAAGGCTATGCTCAACAAGCTGGTGCATTCATGGCTGCAGCTAACAACGAAAGCTTAACAGCAAGTATCGACAGTTATGCATCACAGAATAACATTGTAATAGGTAACTACTCAGCTCTAACATATACACAAAGCATTGACGAATTTGTCATTACATGGGATAATTACGGTAATGCTACAGGTTGGAATGGTTATCTAACAGATGACATGAAAGAGGCTGATGATATTTATGGTGCAGCTACATACATAGTACAGCATGGTTCATTAGCTAACAGTGATCCACAACCATGATTGAAGAAGCTGAAGTAAAAGTTGGTGGGTTTACATTTAAAGGGTGGTACATAGCTGCCGCCCTGCCCATACTAGGGTCTCTTAGTGGTGGTATCTATTACGGATATGACACACTGCAAAGGTTCTATGCTGTTGAATCAGGTATAGAGACTGTTGTTTCTAAGTCAGATTCATTTGATAGTAAGGCAGGTAAACTTAGCTCACGTATTCAAACACTAGAACAGGCGGTGCAAGACAATGACGTTAGAGGACTTAACACAAGGTTGGCTACGGTCAGCACGCAGATGCAAACAATCCTGGAACAACAGAAAGAGTTGCTTGACTTACGTAGTCAGGTTGAGAGATCGACTGGGATCACTGATAGTTTGGGTGATAAGCTTGACAAATACCAAACAGAAATAGATGATATATGGAAAGCATATGATTCCCTAGTTGACAATCCATTAAAGTAATGAGAGAATATTATGGCAAGTAAACTTAACAAAGCAAAGATGAAGTGTAACTCTCCTAAGTCTACACCTAGTCACAAGACTAAATCACATGTTGTCAAAGCATGTGCTAATGGTAAGGAGAAGATCATAAGATTCGGTCAGAAGGGTGTCAAGGGTAGCCCTGATGGATCAGCTAGAAACAAAGCATTCAAAGCACGGCATGCTAAGAACATTAAAAAAGGTAAGATGAGTGCTGCTTACTGGGCAAACAAGGTAAAGTGGTAATGGCTAGTTCTCCTAAACCGTCTAATCCTGCTCTTTGGTCACGAGCTAAAGCTGCAGCTAAAAAGAAATTCAAGGTATACCCTTCAGCTTATGCTAATGCTTGGGCATCCAAGTGGTACAAGGACAAGGGTGGTAAGTGGTCAGGTCCTGACAACAGAGTGAAGAGGAAGAAGTAATGGCTAAAGGTGGTCTTGGTAAATGGTTTTCTCAAGAGTGGACTGATGTAAAGACAGGTAAACCTTGTGGTCGTAAGTCTTCTAAGAATAGTAATAGAGCATACCCTGCATGTAGACCTAAGAGTGTAGCAGGTAAGATAAGCAAAAAGGAAGCAGCCAAGAAGACAGGTCCCAAGAGGGTCAAGTGGTCAACGACAGCTTCAGGTAAGAAACGAAAGAAGAAATAAAGTTAAAGCCCCAAGGAGAAATCCAAGGGGCTTTAACTTTATGTATCTATGTACCAGCTTAAACATTGGAATGCTTTTATATTCCAGTCTTTGATTGTGAGTAGTTCTCTTACACCAATCCTTAAACTGTATTCACAATCATCCATATTGTCATAGACTGTCTGGTCAGTTGAAGTTAAACAGGTTGTTGTCTCCAAGTAACACAGCAATATAATAGGGGTAAACATTAGCCACCTTCCATTTCCTTTATTAAGTAATCTAAGTACCATCTAGCCTTACGTAGATCTTCTACAGGTTTTTGTTTGTATCTGTATCTATGTAGGTATTTCTTACAGTTACCCTCTAGGTATCCCATGAACATCATGTGATCCATGTTGTCTCTCATATACTCTATGCATTCTATTTTACCATTACCGTAGTGTGGTGGTTGGTTGACAACGTCAGGTTGTACTTCATCTTGTAAAGCATCTAGGTTCCACTTAGCCATTATGCAGCTTCCTTCTGTAGGTCAATCAGTTCAGCATCTTTGTAAGATATGTGAAAGAACTTCTCACCTTTGGCTATGTACCTACCTCTAGCTTCCTTCAAACCCTCTTGTGTAAGTAGGGTATCCTTAATTCTCCATGCTTGCTGCATGTCAGACCTGAAGATATAGAAGTTAAGTACACCCTTGTCTTTGTACATGTTGACAAGCCTACCCTTACGTTCAGGTAATCTTATCTCAGCCCATGATGGGTTCCAAGTACCCTTCCATCCTGTCTTAACTTCAGCCTCATTAAAGTATGTATAGTCACCCTTCTGTGATACAATATCTACATTGAAATCTTCTTTAGTGCTGACAATGGTATGGCCTAC